GAAACCTTATAAATATAATAATAGAAAAATCGTGGATACATATAAAAAAATAAAAGCTTATACTTGAAAGGCGGTTTCAATGTGTTTTTTTTTATTAATTTGATTTTTTTTTTTCATTATCATTTTATTATTATATAGAGGTTCGAAATTAGTATTATCTTCGTGTAATTCCGGATATATTTTAGTCAAAGGTTTATCTGTAAATAATAATAATCTGTCATATTTTAATAATTTACGATATTCTTGAATATTTAAATTACCATAATATTTATCTAATGTATAATACGGTGAAGGCGCCATTTTAATAATTTCCTTATAATTATAAATTTTACCGTATAAATAGTTTAACATTTGATATCGTTCGTATTTTATAGTTTCAACGATAGGTTCATTAAATAAATAACTTGTTGCGCATTCAGGACTACAAAAACAGCCATATACTTTATAGGTTTCATTCATTTTCATGTTTGGGATATATATAGTAGGTGTATCAAATGCGCAAGTACACCAAAAACAATTCGATTTATTATTTATATTATCATTATGTAAATTCTTTTCTAGTTCACTTAGTTTATTATAAATTATCTTTTTGTCTTTATCATCTGAGTTACAACTTTTGTCTTCTTTTATTTCTTCCAACGGATTATGATTGATGATTTCATAATGTACTTGCTCATTTGTATAAGGTTCAATATTATATATAATCGGGTCATAATCATTATTTATTAATATTTCACTTTTTTTACATTTTAAATGAAGAATAATAGATGACGGTTCGTTATTTGTTTTAGAAATAGATTTCTTTTGTTCTACAATCTTACCCCCTTTAGGTTTTCTACCTCTTTTTTTGGGTATTTTTATCTCTTCCGACATTAGATAATTAATCATTATTGATTTAAATACTTTTCATAATTTAATAAATGAACCCTTGGATAGAAAAATATCGGCCAACTAAATTATATGATATTGTATTAGATGATAATTATAAAATAATGTTTGATACCATGGTCGAAACATTATTTATACCTCATATGTTGTTATACGGACCTCCTGGGACTGGAAAAACAACAACAATTAATTGCTTAATAAATAAAATTAAGGATAAATATAAAATGAAACATAATGTTATTCATTTAAATGCTTCAGATGATAGAGGTGTTGATATCATAAGAAATATTATATATAATTTTGCTCAAAGCGATGGATTCTTTACAAATACTAAATTAAAATTTGTTGTTTTAGATGAAGTTGATTCTATGACTAAAACGGCTCAACAATCACTTTTGTTATTATTAAATAATAAAAACGTTCGTTTTTTTCTTATTTGTAATTATATAAGTAAGTTAATACCAGCTTTGAGACATAAATGTTTAACTATTCATTTCTATAATATTCCAAATTATAAAAATTATTTAAATGATATTATATGTAAAGAAAATATATCTATTACAAATGCTAAATTAAATGATATTATATATAATTATTATCCGGATATTAGATGTATGGTAAATTCTTTACAGTATTATAAATATGTTAGGTGTGATTTTATAAAAGAAAAACATATTGAGTCTCTTTGTAATAATTATTCATTTATAAAATTAAAGAATTTCACAAATAATTTTAGTCTAAAAGAATTCAATATTAAATTATTTATGTATATATTATTAAACTATAAAATAGACTATGTTCTTATGTCTTATATGAAAAATATATTATTTAATAATGATATAGATTTTTTGAATAAAGTATTTTTTCCTTATTTATTTAATATTCAAAATTGATTTATAAGTATATTACAATATAATGTATGTCTCTTGACGATGCGTGGATAAAATTTATGATTGAGGGGTCAGATTCGGTTGAAATAGATGAAATTGTACCAAAGCTCATACCAGAATGCGGACCTATTGTTATTTCAACCAAAACCAAAATTTTATATTTCAACATAAGTGTTGATTTAAATTATATTTTTTGGAAATTATCTATGATTTCATACGATTATATGGGTGAAGGAATTATTAAAAAACAAATGAAATTTAATTTTCAAGATAGAGAAAGCGTCCAAGAATTTGAAGATAATATAAAAGATATTGAATTACCAATTGATATTAAAATATTAAACCAATTTGAAAATCCAAATGGACGAATTAAATTTAAAGATGTTAGAAAAGTTAGTATTGGATTATCAAAAAAAGATGTTATTAATTACAAAAAAAAATCTAAAAGCGCATTTTATAATTGTTTTGTTATCATTTATAGAATAATGTTTAAGGGTAAATATAAAGAAATACATTTAAAATTATTTAATTCTGGAAAAATAGAAATACCGGGAATACAAGACGATTGTATATTAGATATTGCGGTTCAAAAAATTATCGGTTTATTACAACCATTCTATAATTATATAATACATGAAGATATTTGCAAACGACAAACTATATTAGTAAATTCTAATTTTAATTGTAATTATTATATTCATCGCGAAAATTTATTTAGAATATTAAAAAAAGAATATAGTATAAAATGTTCGTTTGATTCTTGTAGCTATCCGGGCATTCAATGTAAATATAAATTATCAAATCAACAAGAAATATCATTTATGATTTTTAGGACAGGTAGTATTTTAATTGTAGGAAAATGTGAAAATGAAGATTTGTATAAGATTTATGAATATATCAAGACAATTTTAAATAATCATTTCTCTGAAATTTATCAACAAAATACTATCGCAAAAGTAATAAAACCAAAAAAAAAAATATTCAAAACTATTTATATTGCGTAAAATCTATATAAAGAAAAAAATATCAATAATTCATATGAGTGAAGAAATTCCTATTCCTAGTCAAAAAGTTTTAGTTAACGCATGTAAATTAGCGTGTAAAGAAGATAAACCAATTATGATGGACTATTGGGTGGATTCGCATAATTCTAAGGTTTTAATTGGTGTAAGAGAAAATGACGAAAAAATGTTGGTTCGCAGCGAAGAAGAATATACAAGTCCGATTTCTAAAATATTCAAAGTAGCCGAAGAATATATTATCATGACAGAGAACTCTATTTATTTAGTATCTTCTAAAATACCTTCTCGTAAGATCAACTAATTACATAACAAATTTGGATAATTAAACATATAGCACAAATACATTTATTTCAATGAATTATAGAATTGAATTACTTTAGGATTTGATCTAATCTTACTAAAATCTAACCCTTGAATAAATAAACCTTCTAATGATTTAACTCTACTTAAAGCTACATAAGATTGACCAAATTCAAATATATTTGAGCCAATATTGATATTAGCATATTCCAATGTAATTCCTTGAGATTTGTGGATTGTAATTGCCCATGACAAAATTAATGGGATTTGTAAAATACCATTTGTCTCAAATGTATCATTCATCCATTTATGTCTTGATATAGTACGAATTGTATTTTTGTAAAAGAACTTTATAATAGGGTCATTTTGGTCATTAAACCCAATCACTTTCCCTTGACTACCGTTTATAATACCTTGTTCCTGGTCTAAATTAATAGTACACATTACTTGTGTTCCAATCTTTAATCTAATTTCTTCATCTACAATTAAATTATTTTTTTGTTTTATAAGTTCGTCTTCTACTTTTTTATTAGGAGTATCTATATATTTCATTTTGTATACTTTTTCTTCACCTTCTAGTGATATATTTTCAAATAAATTTACTTGTTCTGCAAGTCGTTTTACTGGATATAATAATGTAGGTGATATTTGGTCATTCGGTTTTTTATTTAAACAACTTCTTAGAATATCTTTACTTTCTTGTGTAATGTTTCCTTCCCGAATCTCATTTAGTACTTTTTGGTATGTATTATCATCTTTTTGTCTAAAATTTTCGCATAATACAATCTGATTTTCAAAACAATCATTCCAAAAGGGTGATTCAAAGCAAAATTTACTATCCTTAGATACAGGTGGTAATTGATGAAAATCTCCTGAAAATATAATCTGCATATTTCCAAATGGTTTTGTATTTCGTCGAAAATCTTGAGCAATACGATACAATAATTCAAATAATTCACACGATAACATACTTACTTCATCAATAATAAGTAAATCTGTATTCAACCATTCGTCGCGTTTACGATATTTAACAATTCGTTTCATAATAACTTCAATTGATCTGTTCCCAATCCAATACTACCCCATGAATGAATTGTTTTTGCGTTACAATCTAATAATAAAGCTGCACAACCAGTCATAGCAGTCACACTTACTTTTAGTCCTCGTTTTTTTGCGTTTTCGTATACATTTTTAATAAAATGTGATTTACCAGTTCCACCTGGACCAGTAATAAATACATTTTCGCCTTTCAAATACTTATCAAATGCTTTTTGTTGGCTTTCTGAAAGTTTATCCATTACAAAATTATATTAATTAATTATAAATCAATTTTGTATTTAAATATAATTTTGTATTTATATGTATGAATTCATTATTTAAATTTGATTTAGAGTCTTGTTTTATATCGTGTTACGCTCCTTGTCATGTATTTTCAATATTAAATAAACCACTTCATTCTTATGAATGTTCGTTTTTAATTTATATATTTGTGTTATGTTCCGTAATATTACCTATTTATTATTTAATAAATATAAAATCACCTTATAACGTGTTTTTATATTTATCTATATTTTGCTATGGAGTTTTATCTTTATTACATTATAATACAAGACAATATAGATACTATTCTGAAAATAAATATTATTCTTTTTTAATTTCCTTTTTTTTACCTATATGTTCAATATCACAAATATACCGAGACAACGATTCAATTATTGTTTAATTTCAAAAACGGAATATTTCTATAATTTTTAATTGGTTTTTTTATTTTAGTTTGGTTTATTACATTTAATAACATATTTTTTTTTGGGTTATATATATTAATTTTACTTATTTTATTTTCTAAATATTTAAGCGGGTCAACGACGGATTCAACTACTGGTTCAACGACAGGTTCAACGACGGATTCAACGACGGGTTCAACTACTGGTTCAACTACTGGTTCAACGACGGGTTCAACTACTGGTTCAACGACGGGTTCAACTACTGGTTCAACGACGGGTTCAACTACTGGTTCAACTACTGGGACGTCTTTTTCTTCTAAGACAACTTCTAAAACTATATTTGATATATCGGTATATTCGATTGACATTATATATATACAAATTATATTTTTTATTATACTATTCGCTAATAATTGTGTTTACGATATTTACGATATCCTCCTAAATTATTAAATAAATTGTTATTAAATGTATGAATTCGGTATATTCACATACTAATTTGAAATATTCTATTTTTGAATAAAATATAACTAAATATTTATTATTACATCATTCGCCATAGACAAAGCACCTTCCATCCAAGCTTGTTTTTTACAATAAGCTTCACCACATATATATATGTTTTCAATTGGATTTAACATTATATTATATATTTCATCTGAATTACTGTTTACTTTCCATGCGTGTGTTCCAACACTCCAGAAATAAGGCACTATATATTCAGGTTCCTCTATAGATTTATTTGGAAATAATAGAGACAAATTATGCTGAATAATTTTCCGTAGTTTTTTGTCATTATTCAAAATAGATTTAAATGGATTTGTATCTATTCCGTCGGTATAAGATACCATAATAATTCCATTTTCCTTATCAATTGGTATTATTTGTCTCAATATATTGTTTGTAGTTGTTCTATTTAAATCATTGAACCATACATTCTTATATTTTGCATATATTCTTATCAATGGAGCTTGATATAATACGTTTAAGTATTTATGTATTGGCTTTAAAATACTGAATTTATTTAATTGTTGAGCCTTAGTACAAAATATAATTTTATCTACTTTTATTTCTCTTTTACTTGTTTTTATTGTATTTACTTTTACGTCAGTTACCTTTTCATTTATATAAATGATTGACCCGTTTTTTATTATTTCTTCAGACATTCTAATACATAATTCACTTAAACCTTCTTTCAAAACATAATACTGCTTACTTATAAAATCATTCTTAAATGTTTGTATAGCATCATAAGCATTTAATTCTTTAAATTCAGTATAATAACCAAATATACTTAACAATAATTCTGCTTCTAAGAAACCAATAATATTTACACAATGTTGGTAAAAAGTGATTTGTCTCAATTCGTCGCTTATAATTGTTTTATGTATAATATTTTTTATACATGAATCAAAAGACACGTTTACATTTTTATAAGTATGAGGGGTTTCATTATATAATATATAATCTTGATTTTTTGGAATACTTATAGGAGTTAAATTAAATCTTTTTATAAGATTTAACAATAACAAATGAGTGTCATTAAATCTAGCTGCTCCTAATTCTAAAGCATCCTTAGTTAAAATGCGCCCACCTAAATAATCTCTTTCATCAAATAATACAACTTTATGTTTTTTGGATAACTCTAACGCACAATATAACCCGCTTATTCCGCCTCCAATAATTCCGGTATACATAATATAACGATTTAATTTTTTTTACGTTTACGTTTTGTTTTTTTACGTTTTGTTTTTTTACGTTTTGTTTTTTTACGTTTTGTTTTACCAGCGATATGAAACCGTCTACTTATAGTATTCAATAAATTTAAAGGTAAAACACTGATATTTCCTGTAGTAATCCCTTGCCCACTTCTATAAAGGGATTGTAACCGACCATATTCAGGTGTAACAAATTTATCTAAATCATGTATAGTCACTTGATTATTTTGAATATATTTTCCATATTCTTTAATAGCAGCATCTGTAAATGGATTTCCAGCAAATCGTAATTCTATCATAAATTCAGGTAGTACTGGAAAATGTTTTAACCTATTATTTTCACAACATAATATGCTTAGTTTTTCATTGATAACTGGAAAATGTTTTAACCTATTATTTCCGCAATATAATGTTGTTAAATTGTCTGGAAAGTTAGGTAATATATTTAAGTGATTGTGTTCACAATTTAATTCAAGTAAATTATTTGGTAAATTGGGTAGGTTTACTAATAAATTATTATTACAGAATAAAAAACTATCTCTCATTATAGTATTTGGTAAATCAGGTAATATAGTTAAACGATTATGATTACAATGTAATACATTTAAGTTATCAGGTAAATCTGGTAATGTTACTAATAAATTATTTTCACAGTGTAATACATTCAATTCTAGTGGTAAATCAGGTAATACAGTTAAAGCATTATTTTCACAATAAAATTCAGTGGCATCCTCTGGTATATTTGGAATATTATTATATCTCGTAGAAACATTATACTCATTTATCAATTCATATCCATTATACTTTAACGTATAGGTTGTCATATATATATATATATATTAAATTGATTCCCGACTTTTATATATAAATAACATATTTTCAAAATTAAATATTTTATTCATTATTTTTAACATTTCATTTGAGGTAATCTGATTATATATTTTATATTTTTCTTCTTTTGAATATATAATTTTACTTTTATTTATATATTGATCCATATACAAATCACTTATGTTAACTGTATTATCATGTAAATTCATATAATTTAATTTATAATTCAATCTATAATTATCAATAAAACCATTTGAAAATAAATTATATTTATAATAATCTATTGTATTTAATAGTTCATATATTAATTGTTTTACATTTTCATAATTAACTTCCATTTGAACTGTTATATAAGTTCCTAAATAATTAGATAATTTATTAAGATTTATACTGTATATTAATTTCAAATTAGTACGCAAATGCTCAAATAAAGTTGTTTTTAAAATGCTTATTGTAGCGTCTATTTGTATATCGCTATGAGTTAAATTTGTGGGAAATCCTAAATATAATATATAATTATCTATTTTAGAATCTTTAATATGTATAATTTTATTTGAATAACTAAATATAGTTTTAGGTATAATCATTTTTTGATGATTATCTTTTGGTAAATGTGATTTAAAATAATCTAACATTTTAGACTTATTAAAATCACCGCTAATTGAAAACATAATATTATTTGGAGTATAATATAGTTTTAAATATTCTTTTAAAGTATTTAAATCAAATGATTTTAAATTTTTGAGCTGTTCCTTATAATCATTAGAATATTTTAAACCTTCAACTAGAAAAAAATTTTTATTAAATGTATCATATATTCCATAATAAGGATTATTTATGTTGGATAATAATTCATTTTTTACGGCGTTCATTTCATTATGAATCATTTTTTCATTTAATAAAGGATTACATATTATAGAGACAATATAGTCAATCATTTCGTCATTAAATTGTTTTAACCCAAATGTATAATAATTTAAATGACTATTGTTCGTAAACGCATTATAAGATACACCTCTGCTTCTCCAATAACTAGAACATTTATTATTTAAACATTTTTTCCAAGCATTTGTCAGTATATGTTCTAATAAATGATTTATTCCGGTATTTTTTTTTGTTTCATTAAATTTTCCCGATAGTATATAACTATTAATATATGTTGTTTTATTTTTGTTATAAAATAAAAATACATCAAATCCATTTATATTTATTTTATCCATTAAAATAACATCTTATTTATTTTTCCAGGCAAAGCGTGTCCAAACATTAACATATATAATAATACAATAGCTCCTATAAATACGCTACGAGTTTCAGCTACCATATAATTTTGGTTTAAAGCGTATACCATAAAAATATATAAAATCAAAGCAATTACAACAGAGTGTAGAACCATCATGAGCGGACGTTCCATTATATATCAAATATATTTTAATTTATAAAAACGCAATTTATCGAATCGTTAATTTATACGCTTCTTTAGTTTTGTCGCACTCTTTTAATAAATGAAAATCTACTTTGCTTGCTGGACCGCCTGTTATAGAACTTGCTAGACGAGCCATTCCCCACGATTTAGCCGTTTGGTTTGGTCTTGATCCACTACTATAATAAGCACCCATTCCTTTATTCACTATTTTTTTTAATATTTTTTTAGAACAACCAGTCTTATCTATCAATTCTTTATTTATCTTAAGTATCTTTATTCCGTATATGTTTTCAACCTTTTTCAAATGCTTGGACTTTTTAGATTTGAATGATTTTAAAGGCTTACGTGTATAATATTTATCTTGTTTATATAACCTAATCGACTTTAAAAGTTCGCGTTTTTGTTTAAATTTGTCTCTGTTTTCTAATTGTTTTGGAATATATTTTTTATTCATATTATAAATAACAATATAAATAATAATGATTAATTAATTATATGACGAATGAAATATTATTAATTCAAACAGTTCAAATTGCTCCATTTCGAATTTTGATTACCGCATTAAAGGACATATTATTAGAAACAAATATTACATTTCAAAAGGATGGTATGCGAATTGTAAATATGGATAAATCTCATACTATTTTAGTTCATTTACATTTATTGAGTGATAATTTTGAAAGATTTGTATGTAATAAAGACAAAATTATTATTGGTGTAAATATGTCTCATTTATTCAAACTTATAAATACAATAGATAATGACGAAACATTATCTATTTATATAGAAGAAGAAGATTATAATAGCGGTATTGTGGAAAATTTAACACTTAAATTTGAAAATAAAAATAAGGAACAATGTAAAATTCAAAAGCTTAAACTCATTGAACCAGATAATGAAGATTTAGATATTCCTGATGTTAAATTTTCATCTATTATTAATTTACCATCTTCCGACTTTCAAAAAATAATCCGTGATTTAAATGTTATTTCTGAAAAATTAGAAATTAAATCTATTAATAACCAGCTTATTTTTAAATGTGTAGGTACATTCGCAAGTGCCGAAATTATACGTACAGAATCAGATGAAATGGGTATGATACAAAAAACCGACAAAATAATACAAGGGTTTTATTCATTAAAAAATTTGAATTATTTTATAAAATGTACTAACTTATGTAATCAGATTGAGATTTACATGGACAATGATTTACCGCTTATTATTAAATATAATGTAGCATCATTAGGAGAAATTAAGTTAGGCTTGTCTCCCATTCCCGGTTAAAATTATTCTTCATTAAAATATTTACAATTCGTAAATTAGAATATGACCCATAATTATAATAATTGTAATATTTATAAAGCATATTATAAGGAGTAAAATTAAT